TCCTGATCTGGATCATCTTCAATAGTCTCACCAAAAGATTTAAGCATTTCACCTATGTCATCCTTTACCTCTTTTTCTTTATCATCATTCACTTCGTTTCCCATTTCACTAACCTCCAGTTTGTTTATTTATTAAACGATCTTAATTACTTAACACTTAATTGCCTCCAAATCTCCTTCCAATAACCATAGTTAGTTGAACCATCACCTCCGATATTTACCAACGCTAGTACATCATCCTGCTGTGCCGCAAAATTTGTCAACACAGGTAATTGATTAAGATACATTTTCCCATCTGATTTAATCCCATCTTTAAGTGATATATCGTTGTCTTGGAAAACAAATATCTTAATCTGTCCCTCAGTCCCACCTCTAATATATTCTATAACAGAGGCACCAATCCCAGAAGTTAAAACTACTTCTATCTTCTGAGCACTTAAATCAATACCGATTACTAAAGCTGTGTCTCCAGCTGATATGGACAAATTTGTAACAGTTATGCTATTAGAATATTCTTCTATAGCATTGATAGCTACAGCAAGTGCTCTGATATAAGCTGGTATTTCAGCAACTAGTACTTGATCGGTTGGTTTATTTGTGTCTAGGCTCATCTTTCTTATCCTCCAGAATACTTAAAAATACATCAGGCATACTTAATATATAGTCAACAGCCTTAACCCTTCCATTTAAATCCCCCATGTGAAGTAAGACGGATGCCGTGGAAGAATTGTTATCAGCTGCGTCATCAACTATATATTTCATTTCAAGCTCAAATCCTTCCTTCCATGACTCAAGCTCAACAATCATATCAGCCCATAGGATAGAATTTTTAAAGTCCTCTATATCACCCTTAGTCGTCCTTATATTTGTCCCTTCCATTTTACACTCCTGTAGGTACTAGATTTCCACGTTCAACTTCACGTGAGACTTCTTCATCAGGCATGACTTGCCCTTGAATCTGATTAACATTGCGCCTGAAGTCTTCTACATTCTTTGCTCCAAGCTGCTGAGCAATATACATGAAGATTCTTGTTACATCAAACTGCTGTGCCAATTCAGGTGTTGTGCCTATTACCTCAAACATCTTAATCCATGATTGAGAGAAGTTACCTCCAGGAATTGAACCATCTCTTACAATTAAATCATAGTTGACTGCCAAATCATAAGGAGTTACTCTTACACGTTCTTGCTTACCGTATATAGATTTAAGTTGCTCAGCGTAGCGTCCAACTAATTTGACATAACTATCTTGAGACATATACTGTTGCGTATGCACAGCAAACATAGTTCCCACATCCTGCATGAATTGCATACCTATTATCATAGCAATACGTTGTAAGCGAGAAATTGCAGAACCCCGTGTACCTTGGAACTCTGCACCGGTCAAGCGTTCAGGTCCACCTTGTCGTAATGCACCTTGCATTGATTGGTCAGCGCCGGATATCCTATCCATCCACTGAGTGATGTATGCAGAGTCTGATATGTTAAGCCGAGTAATGTCATTTACCTGAAGTTGCTGAACAACCTTATCTACTCCACGTCCCCAAGCTGGACGCCGCAACCTGATTAATTTCCCAGGCTCAGGATCTTTCAAATCCTCTATGTTGATTAAATAAGGGTCAACAACAAACATGTCGTTGATAGCTTTTTTGACGTTAGCTACATGTGAATTAAACAAAAAGTCTAACGTATGCTGTAAGCCATACAACACTTCCATACGTCCAATAGGTGTAATCGAGTATCCATCGAACTCTGGACTTGCTACCGAAATAGGATACATCCCATGGTTGTGGTCAGCTTTTTCACAAGCTATTATCACATCATCTGCAGCAAGCTCAAAGTACCATTTCTCAGGATATTCACTAGCTCCAAGTTTCCATTCTTTAGGTATTAAGTTAATATACATCTTAATGGTGTCAACTGGATTTGTAGAATCTGTCATTGATCTACGTAGGTCAGTTGAACCACCGTGCTTTTTCTGTCTATCACTTTGGTCTATTGCCAGCGTTGACCTTTTGTCTTTTTTAAACCTTAAATACTTAACATTGAATAAGCTTGACTTAGGTACATTTTCCTCACTTAGGAGATTCATATAATTATCACGATCTACCCAGCCAATAAATTCACCGTCTTGGATATTGTTACTTGACACAGATGGATCGGGGAGCCACATGTAAGGTTCTATGTTGCTTAGGTCATTACCTTCGAATAGCAAAGAGTCGACCATAGTAGTTTGATTCTGTGTACTTTCACCTAGGTCAGATAACGTAACCACAGATGATTTAACAGGCTTACGACCATACTGAGATTTCCATCCAGGGATTGCAATCCCTACACCGTAACTCAATGAATCACGTAAGACTGTGTGTACTGCAAGTGGTACCTTATTTTTAATACAATGAAGTTTAATAACTAACTCCATTAACATTGCACCTTGAGTATCATCATCTTCAACGCCTTCATATTGGAACATAGGATCTTGGAAAAAGGCCATTGAGAGGTAAGTTAACAACGCTTCAAGCATTGAATAAGAATAAGGAAAGACAATTGAAACAGGCTTTGTCATGTCCTTTTTCTTTAACTTCTCTTCCTTATCCTTAAGTGGAATGTAAGTTGTTAAAGTCTTATCTATCTCACGCCAGGAATCGAAACGCTTGGAGATTACATTGCGTGATTCTCTAGCCCGTTGCCAGATTTTATCACGTAACTTTTTATGGAAGTCACTATCTGGCTTTAGATCAAGATCATTAGGATATTCATAATTAAAGTTTTCCTTATTATAAATATCCTCTTTCCAACTTGAAGGTTCTCCTTGTACGATATAAGGCATTATATAGGTTCTCCTAATCTATAAGTAGTACAATGAAAAACTAACCCATGTAATTCAACTGTGTCAACAATTGTATCATTAAGACCTGCAGCTAACCTCTTCAAACGTACTTGAAGTAAGGTATCAATACCACTTGGTAAATCAAGACCTGGAGAGTCTGTTGAAACAAGACCATTTGCATTGGCAGAGGCAGCTACAATTATATTTTTAGTATCTTGAGCAGCAGCTGTAGTATTCTCATCTGGTGATCTATATAGATAATCCACTTGCCACTCACAATTCCCTGCATCAGCTCCAGCAGTTGACCATTTTATATGGAGTTTAGGAGCTACAGACCTATCCATTCTATGAGGTATTCTATAGTTAACTACTAAAGTTTTATCGTCTCCATCATCAAAGCTCCACGCCCCACTTATACCATGATCAACCCAACTAGCTGGCTTAATTAGAGGAGCTCTTATGCCAGATGGACTAACATAGATATCATTACCTATTCTTGCATTACCATGTAGGGTAAGTATCCCACTTCCATCAATGTCTAAGTAGTTAACTGCTCCACCTATTGCAGCACTGAGAGGATAGATCTTTCCAGCATCGTCTATTAGAACAAGACTACCTTGAACTTTCCTAGCTCCACCATCTCCACGAACTATTACATTATCAGTAATGTTAGCATCTGAAGAAACTCCTTCTCCAATACCTGGCATGTCAACTTTACGCAACACATCTTCATCATGCACAGGAGCAGTATTAACTTTGATAGGATCATCTACTTCTATAGACTTATCATAATCTCCATCATCGTATTGAATTATATCTGGATTACCACCTATCCTAATTGTTCTTAAAGCCATTGTTTACCTCCAGATCGTTTAACAAATTAACGATCTTAAATCCCAAGCAATTTATTATTGACAGCCTTTTTAAGTTCATCTACAGTTTTAGTCAAGTTATCTATTTTAGATATTACTATAGTTGAACAAGCATGTTGTCGTTCTGCACAAGTTTTATCCTTCACTTTACCATTGCTCCCTAAATACTTACCAGTAGTCCCTGAAACAAAAGCTATAACTACTCCACTCAAAATATAAGTAATTGGTTCAGCCATTATATAGCCCTCCATTCCTCAATAGGAGAATCATATTTTAATTCATTATACTCAGCCTCTACATCAGCATTGTTTTCCTTAGGGCTGAAATATCTTTCTCCTAATTCAAGCATTTCTATTAAATAAGCCTCAGCATCCATTATGTCCCAGAGTGCAGAACGAGGAAACATTAAAAGTTGCGCTTCTAATTTCTTCATTGTCTGACATGAAGCATTGTGATAGATGTAACCACCACGATAATAAGGTACAAGTTCCTTAATGCGGAGTTCTTTCTTCATCCCACCTCGGGTTTTAAGCCAGACTAGTTCATAGAAACTCCCACGTCTAAACATTTCGTTTTTAATAGGTTGTTTAATAAATTCGTTTAATGAAGTTTCCTCAATCCCTAATACCTTTGCATCCAACATCTGAGCCATGCCAAACATAGCATCATAGATTTCATCTGGATACATTTTCTCTGATATGATATCTCTGATGAAAATGCGAGCAGATGTTAGATCAATCCCTATACCAATTATAGCTGACTCAGCAGAATGGATTTTTACAGTTTTAGCAGGGTCGAGAATAATAACCGTCTCAATATTATTATCCTGCTGAACTTCAACATCAAGCATTTTAATATCATTCTCACCAACACCCCTATCCGGTGGTAAGTTATAGTATTTAAAATACTCCTGACGAAACGCTGAGTCT